CTGCGCCTTTTACTTGTTTAGTGTTTGCCATAGATCTTGCTAAAGCTTTTGTATATCTAGACGCAAGTCTGTCATACAAGTTATCTTCAATAGCTTCTTCTGTGATTGCAAACGCTAATGCGATTGTTTCGTTAGTGTATCTAGCAGTGAAAGTTTCTTGTGCATCGTCGAACTGAATGCCTTGGCCTTCAGGTTTAACTGCTGCATTTCCGAAACCACTTAACATTACTTCTTCTTCAAAAGCTCTGTCTGATGATTCTGTATCGAAAATTTCCGCTGCTTCGTTTACATATTGTTTGTACTCAAGTCCAAATAGTGCATTTAGACCTGGCTCTAGTTCTTTAACTAGTTGTGCTCTTGATATTGCCATGATTTATTTTCTCCTATTTGTTGTTAAGCGTATAAGCTCGCACCTGGAGCATAAGAAACAATAACGTTGACACCTGCAACGCTGAAGTCATTATTTTCCGGAGTGTTAGCTGATCTAACCATTGTCCACATTGAATTAGCAACTGCAGTAGTATCTAATTTAAGAACGGATTGTCCGTTATTATTTACACCTGTACCAGTAGCTAAATTATAAGCGCCTGCACCAAACTTAGCATTAGTTATGATAGCATCGCACTTAGTTGTGTATTCTTGATTAGGGTTGTCGTTTACAAACGCAGTGATGTTTGAAGATCCTGTGTTGTAATCAACAGCCGATGTTTGTCCACCGGGAATAAAATTACTCCAAGTAGGTTTATTTGTTGTAGGGTCTATCCATACACCACCATTAAACACACCAACTACTCCTGCTAGTGCTGTTGTCCATGGGTTTCCTGTAGCCGTGTCATCATTCGCACCTGCGAAAGTGAGAGATTGGACATAACCAACTGTTGCACCGTGTGCACCTGCAGTTGTTTGAAATCCAACGGGCTCTCCTTTAAGCATTGCGTTTGGAAGAGTGCTAAGGGGCTGTACTAGATATTCCGACTGACCACCTGTAGCTGGTGTATTACCAACTGTCATAGTCTGTCTAAGGCCGAAGCCTCCAGTTCTATTTGCCATTTTCTTTTCCTTTGTTATTAATTGTTAAATCAGTGGATAGGAATTACTAAATGAATAGTTATTTCTTTGTACCACCAAAAGTTACACGAGTTTGCCGTTCACTATTGATCGGCATACTTGAATGCTGTTCCTTCATAAGATCGTTATTAATTGCGTCATCTTTATCTTTTGTCTGCTTTTCGTAATAAGCATCAATTTCAAGAGCGATCTCTTCGGGTATCTTAGCCAGCAATAAGCCTCCTACTCCAATTATACCTGCGTATTTGCCTTCTGTTTCAACGGGATAATCACTATCAGGATATTGATCAGCTTTAACTAATTCAAATCCAGATCTTAATTGAGCGGCTATGTTTTTTGTATCTTGAAAACCCATAGTTTCTGCTCTTAACCATTGATGACGGTAACCGTCAGGCGCAGGTGGTGCATCGAGTGATGAGGGTGGAGCCCAAGGTTTTTTCACCTTAGTTTTTTCTCTTGTTTGGCTCGCACGTGAAGTCTTTATATTTTCGTTTTCCATATGCTTAATTTCCTTCCGTGAGTTGTTTTTGTTTTGCATAATCTTCTAGCGGCACGCCTAATCTTTTAGCAATTGCTACCTGTGATGGCGAGAGTTTCACAGTATTTTTGCGTCCTGTTGGAGCTGAACGTCTGGCTGAAGCTACATTCTGAGCAGGTTTTGCTCTTTCTGTAGTATTACCCTCTAGTCTATCAAATTTATGTGGAAAGTCAACTCTGATTCTTTTGTCAATTTCAACATAGTATTCGTTAGATTTAGGATCATATCCTTCTTCTTCTACAAGCTTTTTATGTATATCAAAAGCCGTATAAGTCATAGCAGAATCATTACCAAACCAACTATTTTTAGATGCCCAATCTTCTGCTTTTTCATCAGTGGGAATGTTATTATAGTTATTTGGTTGTCTAACTTGTTGCGGAGTTATATTAACTTTTTTAGATAACTCTGCTTCTTCTGCTTCAATTGTTTTTAATCTGCCTAATTGCGAAGATTCAGAACTTAAGAGTGCAAGTTGTTCTTGCGCAGCAACTTGTGCATCTACATCTCCAGCTTCGATAGCATTCCTAAGAGCTACTTTGGCCGCGGATAGATTTGTTGTTACTCTTTTTTCAAATTCAGAAACATAAGATTTATCTACTTTAGATAACTTCCTAACTGCTTCTTCCTTTTCTCTCTTAACAGATTGAGCATAAGTCAAAGCTTCTTCTCTTTGTCTTTCTGCTTCTCTCATTTTACGAGTTAGCTTAGCAATTCTTTTTTGAACTCCTTCACTATACTGTTCTAGTTCTTCTTTTTTATCTTCTTTATCTTCTTTTTTAGCTTGAACAGGTTCTTCCTTAACCTCTTCAACTTCTATTTTTTCTTCAACAACAATTTCCGGTTTTTCCGGGTTGCCTTTTTCGTCTAAATTAATTTCAGCACCTTCTTCTTCGCCTACATCAACTAGATCTTTTTTTATTTCGTCTATTTCTGGCATAGTTCCTTCCTATGGTTAGATTACATGAAGAACTGATTCAGGATCTTTTATAGTCCCTATCACTTCATCATCATTAAGTATTCGCACTTCTCCGCCTTCTATTGGTAATCTTGAACCCGCGTAACGAGCAAAGATAACCCAATCTCCTTTTTTACACCAAGGTTTACCAAATTTATTTGTATCCTTGTATGCTAAATCTCCCATCTTTAAAACATAACCACATGTTGTGGCTATTCTTGCTTTATCTAAAGTTTCTTGTGAAAATAATATTCCACCTTTACTTTTTTCTTTTGGTGTAAAAGGTAAAACTAATATTCTATAACCCGTTGGTTCAGGTAATTCATCTTCTGAATGAGTATCTTTAAGATTCTCTGGATTCAAAGGTGGCTTTGTGTCTATTGATTTTAATTTTTCTTCTTTAGCTTGTTTATCGTATTTTTCTTGTAAAGCTAATTTAATTTTAGGTACTTGATCTATTTCTTGCGCCGCTAATGTCGATAACTGTTCCTTGCTCATCTTTTTGCTCCTTAGGTTTTAGCAGGATAGAGATTTCCTGTAATGTTTTTTGAATAGTATGTGCTTGACCTACTAAATACTTGTAATTTTCTATTTTGTCAACCCCTCCTGATAAAAGAGCATCTCCAATAGATTGAAGATCTTGGTTTAATATTTTTTGTAACTTTTGTACTATTTGTATATCATCCATTTTTATCTTTCTAGCAATTCCATGCTCGCAGAGACTTGTTAATTCTACTATTAGGGTCTCTGGCCGTTTTAGCAGATGTTAATTTCTTTTTCATTCCGCCCATTCGTGCGCAAAATGAAGATCTTCTCTTATTACCTACCACTTTACTAGGTGCTTTTAAAGTACCTTTTTTATAACTTGCTCTTCCTTTAGCATTTAAGCCACCAGATTCGGATTTACCTTCTTTTCTAGTCCATGCTGGAGTTTTAGCCATTGTGTTTAGCTCCTTTCATAATCTTACCATTAGGCATCTTATGAGTTTTCTTTTTAACAGAACCCCCATTAACAAAACCGGGAGCGTCTATCATATTTCCGTAATACTTTCTTGAACTTGAATTACTAACATTAACAGGACCTGAAGAACCTTGAAACTCTCCTTTAATATAACTTCCTGTGTATTTAGTATTAGGTAGTTTCATTTACCTTTTTTTAATTACTTTTTTTAATACCTTAGCCTGCCCTGCATGCAATTTAGATGCTTTTACTAAAGCTTTAGATATTTTTTTTATTTTATTTTTTTTTAAACTATTCATTATTTCTTTTTAGCAGTCTTAGCTGCTGCTATAAAATTAGCTTTTGTTGGTCGACCTTTGTCTCCAGCTTTTGCCATTTTTTCTCCTGAACCAGCTTTGATTCTTTTTCTTTTAGCATCTATATTTCCGTAAAGACTATTTTTTGCCATTATTTTTTTCCTCTATTATTTTATTGTTTTTAAATATTTGGTGCCACATCTGTCAAATTATTTGCTTGAATATACGTAACTGTTACAGTCGCTTGACCTGTAGTTGATGTTGTTCCTACTGTTATAAGAGTAGCAGTTACTTGCGTATCTTCATTAACACGATCCATATTATCAAAGGCCGAACTTTGTTGTGTGTGATCTGCCGCAGCTTTAGCATTTTGAGCCGCAGTATAAAAAGCTGCTGTTGCTCCACCTGAATCAGTTTTACCAACCGACATAGTCGCACTAGTTCCTGCGTCACTGGCTATTGCAAAACGCATTAGTACTTCTACTATTTGTGAATTCTTAGGTATTACACCTACGTTGTAAGTATTTGTTCCAGCTGCTACTGCCATACTAATCATTATTGACTGAGCCATAGCTACTTGACCTGTATTTTTTACATTGGTGCCAAGTGTTGTTCCCGTTGTGTTTGAGATCGTTCCAGCTTTAACCGGTCCTGAAAATGTAGTTGTTGCCATATTATTTTTTTCCTCTTCTTTTCATTTTTAGTTTTTTCTTATACTCTTGTGTTTTTTTTAAACCTAATGTTGGTTTAACTTTTTTAATTGCTCTCATTAAATGAGTCCTTCACATTCGCATTGTTTAATGTGAAATATTTTACAAATTATCTTTTTAATTTTTATAATTATTTTTTTGATCATTATTTTTAGCCTCTCATTTTTTTAAAAGTTTTAGCAAGTCTAGCACGTTGACCCATTTTACCTGGTTTCTTTGCTGCTGTATTTAAAACTTTAGCTGGAATTTTTTTACCTTTTTTAATTCCTAATGAAGCTCTTAAAGCTCCTGGTTTTTTAACTGCTTTTTGAATCCAGTTCTTATCTGACTTCACAGCCTCTTCCTCTTTTAGCTAATCCACCACTTTTCATTTTTAGTTTTTTACCCATACCTTTAGCCATACCTTTAGCTCTAGCTACTT